AGTTGGCTATTCACAACGCCAATGGCAAAAAGTAATTGATGCTTTCTATGAAAAGTATACAGGTATTGGTAAAGGACACCAGCTAGACACAGAGTTTGTAATGAAGAATGGATATCTAGAAATACCTAGTGGCCGCTATTTCAACTATGCACCATTCACTCCTGAGTGGGGTGGCCCTGCTAAGTGGCCCATTACCAAGATCAAAAATTATCCCATCCAGGGGCTCGGGGCAGACTTAGTTATGCTTGCCCGCATTGAGTTCTTTAAACAATTTAAAAGGAGTGGTTTAGAAGGTCATTTTATCTGTACTGTACACGACAGCCTTGTAGCTGACGTACCTAGTAAAAATGTCGAAGAGGTAGCACGTATGATGGCTGCGAGTGTTGCAAAGATACCAGAGATGTGCTATAATAATTGGTCTTACAAATTCTCTTTGCCAGTGACAAGTGAAATACTTGTCGGTCCCAACAAGCGGGACATGGTTGAGCTTAAACTATCTTAAAGGAAATATTTTGCCACAAGTCACGATCCAAGACGTTCGTATTGAAACCGTCACCAAAGGCCGTAACAGCTACCAAGTAGCAACGGTTGTACACACCACTCCTCGTGGTGAAACCAAAGAGAAGAAGGTTATGTCCTTCAGCAATCCTGCGGTCTATGCTGCTGTCAGCAAGGCCACTAGTGGTCAGGTTTACGACGTTGGTTACACCCCTGGCGATCAATATTACAACTGGGCTACCATTAGCCTTATGGAAGCCTCAGGAGAGCCTCAGAAAGCCGCTGCAGGGGGCTCTACAGCAGCGACAGGGGGTAAGGTGTCAGCCTCTACTTACGAGACGGCTGAGGAGCGTAAAATCAAGCAGATGTACATCATCAAGCAAAGCTCTATTGCTAACGCTATTGACTTTCACAAGGCACAGAATGGTGTAGAGTTTGGTATCCTTAATGTGCTTGACACTGCACAGCAATTCGTGGACTACATTTATGGAAATAACGAGACGCTCTCTCAAGGATTGGACTCGATGGACAACGATATCTAAAGAGTTTCCTAAACCCAAATATGGGTTCTCAGCTCTTCTAAAGAAGAAGGGCGACTACATTGTTACACACCCTATGACTTATGCAGAATATCAGAAAATTAAAGATGCTGCTAAGTTCTGGGCTAGGTTTCACGACTGTCGTGTAACAATTAGGTCTCTTAAAGTTGAAGAAGATAAAAGAGAAGTTACTATAATGCTAGTGGAGAAACATCGCCTTGAGCTTCCGCATGGCCTCCAAAGAGGCCCTGAAAAGTACCTTTAAGAAGCATCGTGTAGGGGCGGTTGTTGTTAAAGGCAACCGCATCCTTTCTGTAGGGCACAATAGGCTTAGGTCTAGTGCTGTAACTAAAACCAAGACGCTGCACGCAGAAGGTGCAGCAATATTAAAACTGTTAAAGGAAAATAGGCTGCATGATTTGGCTGGAGCTAGTTTATATGTTACTCGCCATACTAAGTCTGGGGCTGTTGGGATGGCTATGCCTTGCAAAGCCTGTCATGACCTCATTAAAAGCGTTGGGATTTCTACAGTGTTCTACACCACCAATGAAGGAGTAACACAATCTTACGAGGTCTAATCGACGCTGATAACGTCGCCTTTGCCTGTGCTGCAAGTGCTGAAGATAATGAGCTATGGGCAGCAACCTCTCGTGCTGATCAGATGATTGAGAATATTCTGCATCAATCAGGGTCTGACGAGTATGAGCTGTGGCTCACTGGTGGACAGAACTTTAGGTATGCTGTCTATCCTGAGTATAAAGCCAATCGCTCTGGTTCCTATCGTCCAAAGTGGGAGAAAGAAACTAAGCAGCATATGCGAGACAAGTGGCAAGCCAACACCACAGACGGTATTGAAGCAGATGATATGCTGGGTATCCGCGCTGGAGAACTAGGCGACAAATCTATCCTTATCCATTTGGACAAGGACATTAACCAGATTCCCGGTCTGCATTACAACTGGGAATTAACACGAAAGGGAACTATTGTCCGTGAGTGGAAAAAGTATTATGTTACGCCTGAAGAAGGCAATTATTTCTTCTATTATCAGCTTCTTATTGGCGACCCCACTGACAACATCAAGGGCGTTAGTGGAATCGGCCCTAAGAAAGCCGAGGCCCTATTGGGCAACTACGGACCTCACGAGTGGTACGAAGCGATTAGAGATTGTTATACGTCCGAAGAAGAACTTTACCTTAATGCGCAATGCCTCTACATCTGGCGTAAGCACAATGACTCATGGCGGAACTTAATTGCGAGTTGATAATCCGACACAATATCAAATATGGCGAGAACTAAAATATGATCCATTTACAGGCATATTTACACGACGAACTACTGGAAAACGTGCCTGCCGCACTGACCACACAAAAGGATATTTACGTGTCTTTGTGCTAGGTAAGTATTATAAAGCGCACCGGCTAGCTTGGTTTTATCGACATGCTATTTGGCCTACAAACCAAATTGATCACATTAACGGAAACAAGCAAGATAATTCGATATTAAATTTACGTGATGTTGTGCAAACAATCAACATGTATAACCAAACAACTGCACATAGTCACAATAAGTCTGGTCTGATAGGTGTCGGAATTACCGGTAGTAAATTTATTGCAAAAATTAAAGTAAAAGATAAGCTTGTTCATCTAGGCACATATAATACTAAAGAAGAAGCGCATCATGTTTACTTACAACGAAAGGCCGAGATTGTCAACAGACTGGACACCGGGACGTAAAAAAGCATTTATTATTTCGGTATTACGCGGTGGAACAAGACGATATCCGCCAAAATATCTTACATTAAACCTTGCAAAGACAGATAAAAAAATTAATAGCAAGACCAAGCGCCTTGCTCAGCACTATCTATGTAATATGTGTAACCAAGAACACACAGCTAAAGATGTTCAGGTTGATCACATTGAACCAATTGTAGACCCTGTAAAGGGGTTCCAGACATGGGACATCTTCATTGATAGGCTCTTCTGCTCTGCAGATAATTTACAAGTCTTATGCAAGCCCTGCCATTTAATTAAAACCCAATTAGAAAAGAAGAAAAACAAAGTATGAAAATTCTCGACGTACCAGTGTACAATGACGACGGTTCTATTAAGTTTACCCAACAGGTTAGTCCACAAGAGGCACAGGCTCTGCTTCAGTTTGCCATTAACTTTATGGCAGCAACAGGGCTTAATGTCACTATGAATGACAAGCATAGTCAACAAGAATTGAATGACTAAACACCTAGTTTTACCCGACACCCAAATAAAACCCGGACATGACACCACCTATCTCACAAGAATAGGCAGATATGCTGTCGAAAAACGACCAGATACCATCATCTGTTTGGGCGACTTTGCGGATATGCCTTCTCTCTCAAGTTATGATGTCGGTACAAAAGCGTTTGAAGGTAGGCGCTACCGAGATGACATCAAAGCCGTACATGCCGCTATGGAAGACCTATTACGACCTATCATTGAATACAATGCAAATGCTCGACGAAATCATAAAGAACGCTACAGTCCAAGACTTGTATTTACTCTCGGAAACCATGAGCAGCGTATTATCAAAGCAACGAATGCGGACCCAAAACTCGATGGCACCATCGGAATTGAAGACCTAAATTACGCTAGCTACGGTTGGGAAGTATTTCCTTTTCTTGAGGTTGTTGTTCTGGACGGTGTTGCTTATAGCCATTACTTTACCACCGGCCTTCGTGGCCTCCCTTGCAGTACAGCAAATACCCAACTTAATAAAAAGCACCAAAGTTGTATTGCTGGGCATCAACAGGGTTTCCAAATTGCCACCTCACACCGAGCCGATGGAAAGAGATTAACTTCAATAATTGCTGGATCTTGTTACGAGCATGACGAAGATTATCTTGGGCCACAAGGAAATAAGCATTGGAGAGGGTGCATTATGTTACATGATGTTAAAGATGGTGAGTTTGATGTCATGCCAATAAGTTTGAGCTATTTAGCAAAAAAATATGCTAAAACGTGATTGTACTAAATGTGGTGTTAATAAGCCAATTTTTGACTTTCACAAAAATAGCTCTGGTAAGTATGGCGTAAGTCAAAGATGTAAAGTATGTATGAATGCTTTTGCGCGCAATGATCGAAAAGAGAATCACACTGATTACTATGCACGTAAGTATAAAGTATCAATAGACGTTATTAAAGCAGTTCTTTCAAAAGTTACTTGTGAGATTTGCGGTGCTGCACCAAAAGAAACTAAGCGCAACTCAATTGATCATTGTCACACCACAGGTATTGTGCGTGGTCTATTATGTGATGAGTGTAATAAAGGCTTAGGCCATTTTAAAGACAACCCGACTTTGCTTATAAAAGCAAAGGAGTATTTGGAGAAACAAAATAATTAACGAACACGACATTAAAGATATGTGGCCTACCGACTCATGGCGGGGTCCAGCAGCACCTAAACTCGTTGCTAACGATGTGCAGATTGCCGGCAATCACTATAAACAATACGGTAATCTTCAGCCCTGGGACGTAATTACTGCTTGGAACTTAGGTTATCTTGACGGTACTGCATTAAAATACATTGCTCGCTGGCGCGACAAAGGTGGGCTTGAAGATATTCGTAAAGCTATCCACTTCCTGCAAAAGTTTATTGAAGTTGAAGAGGCCAAACAACGTGGACAAGTATGAACTGATTAACTATCTACGTGACTTGAATGAAGTTGCCCTAGTAGAGTTGCTTAACCTAACGTCTACAGAAATTGTAGACGCCTTTCTAGACAAAATTGATGAGCGAAAAGAATACATTTACAAAAGCATCGAAGATTAAGAGCCGCAAGGTAACACCTGATCATGGCGTTTCTAAAAATCATTCAAAGTCAGTTAAATTTCGTCTCCGAGTGCAGCAAGACAAGGAAGCTATTACAGAACTTAAATCGTATGATGAAGACCTCAAACGAGATTATTGAATATTTAGATCATGTTCAAGCCGCCCTAGCGGCCGATTATGAACAGGTGTATGATGCTACACGAGCCCTCATTGAAGACCCTGCGTTGACCCCACAACAGAAGGTTGATCTTCAATGGGGTCTTGTACATTTACATACACAATTTGAACTAATGGAACTAGCTATTAAAACACACCAAAAAGGATTACAGACAATTGAATGATTATCAGACGTACATTCACAAGAGCCGTTACGCACGCTGGATTGACTCTCTTGGTCGCAGGGAAACATGGGAAGAAACAGTAACGCGTTATTGTGATTTCTGGAAAGAAAAGTACGACTATTTTCCGTATGCACGTATTTGGGATGCAATATATAGCCTTAAGATCATGCCTAGTATGCGGGCACTAATGACTGCTGGACCCGCTCTAGAACGGGATAACATTGCAGGATTTAATTGTGCCTATATTGCTATTGATGATGCACGAGCTTTTGATGAAGCTATGTTTATTTTAATGAATGGTACTGGAGTAGGCTATAGTGTTGAACGGCAAATGGTTGCAAAACTCCCCGATGTTGCAGAAGAGTTCTACCGAACAGACACTAGCATTGCTGTCTCTGACTCTAAAGCTGGTTGGGCAGCAGCATTCCGACAACTTATCAGTCTCCTGTATCAAGGTCAAATCCCTC